TAAAGGTAAAGAATTAAGTATATGAGCAAAGGATCACTAAGACGACCATTATTAGTTTCTGAAGAAGAAGCCAATAATAATTGGGATCGTATATTTGGCAAGAAAAAGCAATCTCGTATCGACACCATTGGCCAAAATGGTAACGATGGACAACACTATGAGTATGAACTCAACAAGTCTACTGGAGAAGTAGAGAAGAAGTTTGATGGAAGCTAAAGAGTGGATGAAATCCATGGCCAAAGAGTTTGGTAAATACGAATACAAAGTTAAATACCAAAATGAGAAAGGCATGGTGGAGTTAAAAAGTCCAGGATGGAAAGATGATCCACCAAATCTGAAAGCATATAAAGCGATAGATTGTATTCTGCCAGCTTTCTTAAGGCCACAAAAAGTTAAAGCGCAAGGTAAAGACAAGAAAAAAGTAGTGAAGCAATTAACCAAGTATAAGGAATTGTTATGACACTTTATGAAGCATTAAAAGAGTTAGTTGAAGTTGTAGAGCAAGCCATTGAAAATGGAGATTGGAAAGTTGATGGTGCTTGTGATCCAGATATGGCATTATTTTCTGCTAAACAAGTATTAAATGATAACGAATCTCTATTTGAAGATTTTTATGAACATATACCAGAAAGCGAGGATTCACTATGAGCGAGTCAGCATTAAAACCATTCCTAGTTAGACTAACACCAGATAGCGTAGCATTGTTAGATAAAGCATCTAAAGACCAAGGCAAAACGAAAGCTGCTATTATCAATAATGCCATTAAAGCACATTTATCTAATGACGATTTGAATAGCCGACTTAATAAAGTGATTGGCTAATGAGAGTATTGGTTGCTTGCGAATATAGTGGAACAGTTCGAGATGCTTTTGCTAAGTTAGGGCATGACGCTATGAGTTGTGATATTATACCTACCGATGTTCCAGGCAAACATTATCAAGGTGATGTATTAGATATTATTAATGATGGATGGGATTTAATGATTGCACATCCGCCATGCACATATTTATCTAATGCTGGCGCAAGATTTCTTTATCCAAAGGGAATATTAAATGAAGATAGGCTTGCCAAAGGATTAGAAGCTAAAGAATTTTTTATGAAGTTATATAATGCAAATATACCAAAGATATGTGTAGAAAATCCTATACCATCTAAAGTTTATGCGTTGCCTAACTATACACAAACGATTCAACCATACGAATATGGGCATCCATTTAAAAAGAAAACTTGTTTATGGTTAAAAGGATTGCCTAAATTAATACCTACTAACATTGTAAATGAAAGACAAAGTTCTAAAGTTCCAGGTATTGGTTTAATAAAGGCGGTAAAGACAGACAAAAAAATAGAGCTAAAACATTTCAAGGTATAGCAGATGCAATGGCTCAACAGTGGGGAAGTCTGTGTTAATAGAGTTACCTTATCCACCAAGTGTCAATACATATTGGAGAGCAAATGGTAAAAGAAGATTCATCTCAAAAGAAGGTATGTTATTCAAGACAGCAGTCCAAGCGATCTGTCTTAGAGACCATGTTGGATCTTTTGGGAATGCTCGCCTTTCTGTTAATATTTATATTCATCCTAGAAGTCGGCGTATATTTGATCTCGATAATTGCCTAAAAGCTATTTTGGATGCATTGATGGCGGCTGGTGTATATGATGATGATTCGCAAATTGATATGTTATCTATTGCAAGAAGCACACCTAAACCAGGAGGAGCAGCAGTAGTTAGTATTAGTGAATATGGCACTTAAGCATGCACATTACATTGATGCAGAGCCAAGTCCATTAGGAACAAGATTCTGTTCAGCTTGTTCAAGACATAAACATAGTCACGATGGTAAGTGGAAAGTATCACTGAATGGTCGTAATAGAAGATGGTTATGTAAAGATTGTATGGACAGAAGAGTTAAAGTATCACCCATTAAATAGGAGAATAGTATGGCAGAACAAAAACAACCACGTAAACCAGGCACAGGCGTTGCATTCGTAAACGAAAATAAAAAAGAAGATTGGCATGCTGATTGGACTGGTGAGTTTGCAGATCATGATGGCAATTTATTTTATCTAAATATTTCAAAGAAAACTGCTGGACATAGTGGTCGTGAATATATTTCAGTAAGTTTAGGTAAGCCTAAGTTAATTAAAGGCACACCAGTTAATGCAGTTAAAGCTGACTTTGATGATCTTCCAGATGATTTACCATTCTAAATGGTGGAAGAAGTCAAAAAGAAAAACCCTATTCCGTCTTTGGCTGGCTATGGTGGTGTTCGTAGCCTTCAAAAGAAGTTGGAGCGTTCAACTACGTTACAACAAAATCGTGAAGCTGTCAGCTATTCTTTACTCTGCATGGCGAATACGAAACTTACTGATATTATGGAATGGGATGAGCAAGGCAATATTAAAGTTAAACCGAGTAAGGATATACCAGACCACGCTTTACAGGCCATTAAGTCCATTAAGTCTAATACTAAAGTGGATAAGGAAGGTAATAGTTACACGACTCTTGACATTGAGTTGTGGGACAAAGTGGGAGTCTTACGTTTACTTGCAAAAGCATCTGGTTTACTAGATAATCCAGAAGAATCAGATAAACCAAGCGTATTAGGTATTAACATACGCGCACCCGAGATTATAGACAATGGCGAAAACACAGAAGAAACAGGATCAGATAAGTCAGATACTGGAAGCTAGAGAAAAAGAACACGGCAATTTTTTAATGAAAGCTGTATTCATTCAAGAAATCATGGAAGATATTTCTGGATTATATAGCTTTCAAGATATGATGCCAGATCAAAAAGAAGCAATACACATGATTGTTCATAAATTAAGTCGTATTTTATATGGCAATGCTAATCATGTTGATTCATGGATTGACATTGCTGGCTATGCTAAGTTAGTATCAGATCGTTTACAACTAGAGGAGAGTTCTAATGAGTCAGCCAAATGATTTAGAGTCACGTATTCAGAAGTTAAGAGATGCTTACGCATTAAATAACATTTACCAAACGGAATCTTTACAGATTATAGATGCATTGCAAGCTCGCATCCAAGTGCTTAATCAATTACTAGCACTCGAAATTAAAGATATCGATGGCTAATAAAAAAGAAGTATCAACCAAGGCACTTCATGGCCCTGGTATTGACTTAGACTTTTCTACAGCGCCAACTACTTGGCAATTCCTACAGTCAGATGCATTCGTGCGTGGACTGATGGGGCCTGTAGGATCTGGTAAATCCTATGCATGTGCAGCAGAGATCATGATGCGTGCAGTCAGACAGAAGCCATCTCCAGTAGATGGCATTCGTTATACACGATTTGTGATTGTGCGTAACTCATATCCAGAATTAAAAACAACAACGATCAAAACATGGCAAGATTTATTTCCAGAAAACACTTTTGGTCCGATGCTATATACTCCTCCTATTACTCACCACATCAGACTCCCAGCACGGGGTGATGCTGCGGGGATTGACTGTGAAGTAATCTTCTTAGCGTTGGACCAACCTAAAGACGTAAGAAAACTTCTATCACTTGAACTTACAGGAGCATGGGTTAATGAAGCACGTGAACTTCCTAAAGCAGTTATTGATGGACTTACACATCGTGTGGGTCGGTATCCGACACAACGTGATGGCGGACCTACTTGGCATGGTGTGTGGATGGATACTAATCCAATGGATGATGACCACTGGTGGTATCGACTAGCAGAAAAAGATAAACTATCTGGTAAATATGCATGGCAATTCTTTAAACAGCCAGGTGGTGTAACAGAAGTATCACCAGGTGATCTACCAGAGAATCCAGAAGCGAACGATCATATATTTTCTGGTGGCAGATGGTGGAAGATTAATCCTAAAGCTGAAAACGTAGGTAACTTACCAGCTGGTTATTATATGCAAATGCTTGGTGGTAAGAACTTGGATTGGATTAAATGCTATGCCGAAGGTAAATACACCTATGTTCAAGAAGGTAGACCAGTATGGCCAGAGTATGACGATCATTCTATGAGTGGTGAAGTCGAATATGATCCAGAACACTCACTTCAAGTTGGTCTTGACTTTGGTTTAACACCAGCAGCAGTCGTTGGTCAGCG